GCTCACCTGCTGGTCGTGCTACCTTAAATTCACCACCTGCTGTACCAACAACAAGATCTCTACTTGGCATTAGCCATCTAATTACGTTTACTCTGTTTGTAGCAATTGCATATTCTAATGCGTCATCTGCATTTGTACCTGTACGTATATCTTCATAACTAGCAACTACAGATCCCCAAATAGTTTGTGGACTTGCTGATGTACCTGCAAAAAATAGTCTTTGCTCATAAAATGATACTGCTCTTGGATAACCGTTAGTAGCATTCCATGGTGATGTTGCATTCCATTGAAATGTGGGCGTTGTAAGCGTCCAAGATGTGTGTCCTGTACGAGATAATTTACGAGGGGCATGACTACCATGGCATATGTACATAACGTCCGCAGATTGAGCAAATGTGAGTTCAAATAACTCTGCTTCTAAATACGGTGATGTAATCTCATATGCAGATCCACCAGATGTAATCTGTCCATTGTCTTTATAAAATCTAATGTATTGATCGCCAAATTCTAAAATATAAGATTGTGTAACGTTAAACTCAAACGGTATTAATCTTACTTCTTTTGATGAATCCTTAACTTCTGCGACATGATATAGTCCACCACGGCGTGTTGCTCCACCATGAGGAAATACAAACATATTGGTTAATTCACTACAGCCGTTATTGTATTTGTCAAAGTCAATTTGACCTTCAAGACGTGGACTTAGTTCGCCTGCTGTAAAATTTGATTGAAACGGGTGTACTCTAGCCATTTACTTCCTAAATGATGTAAAGTCGTCTGATACCCAACTATCTACAAATCCCTCCATTCCATCTACGGTACGTGCTTCTCTAAGTTTGTTATCGTAGTTCTCCCACATCATCTTACTTAATGTGTTACTACCAGTAACTGCATAGGATAATTCTGCACACAACTTTGATGTCAGTACATCTACAAATAGTGGATCGAATTGTGCTGGATCTGTGACTTTAGCAATGTAAAGTATTTTTGCTGAATCTTCGTTTGCTAATAATTTTCTACCTTCAATCTTAAATTCATAATCGTCGTATTCCATTTTAAGAACACGTAAACAATATGGATCTGTTGGTAGATTAAATTCATAACTGTAATCAAACGCTGGGGTTGATGTTAGTTTGCTTAGTTCTGCTCTTGCAATAGCAAAATTCCACGGATGTGATCTTAATACAGAATCTCTAACTGGTTCGTAGAATGCATTGCATAATCTTGCACGTTCTGTGTCGTCTGTTAAGGAAGTGATTGGATCGTCGCCTAATCGTCTTAATGCATTTGAACAAATAGAAACTTCTGTTGCCATATCAATCCCTTGTTATAGAAGGGGGTGCGAACACCCCCCTAAGTTTTTAGTCTACTGCGTAGTAAACTGCGCACTTAATTGTACCAGTTGCTGTACCGCCACCAGTAGTGATCAAGATATCAGTCTGTGCTGAATACTCATGACCAACACCGCCAATAGCACCGTCATCAGTCATAGTGACTTCACCTGCTGATGCTGCTGCTGTTGAAGTGATAAGACGATCTGCATCATCTGAATCACCTGCTGTAAGCGTTACGCCTGAACCAAGTGCATCATGTACGATACTTACTTCATATACTGTAGCACCTGCTGGTAGACGAGCAACTGTAATGTCGCTACCTGATGCTAAAGAAGATGCTTCATATGAATCAAAAGCAACACGAAGTCTGCCGTGCATTTGTGAGGCACTTGCCTTCTCAACTGGAGTTGAATCAATGTTTGTGATGTTTACACCTTTAACGCTAGCCATTACTCACCTCCTACTCTTGACAAGCGACTTCAACTACTTTCTCATCTTCGATACGAGTAGCGCCGATTGTCATTGATAAAAATACTTGGGTAGCGTAGTTCTTGTCATCACGCTCTGAAATACGAGTTGTGATGTCTGAACCCATTGCTAATCCAATACCTGATCTAGCATAAATAGTAACCTGACGATCACCACTTCCATCAGTACCAAGACGCTCTGAACGGATAAACTTAAATCCTAAGAACGTATCTAACTGACCTTGTGCTAGTGCTTTTACTGTGTTGTAGTCAGATGACTTAACCTCAGTAGTGTTCAGTAGGTCTGAAACTTGCTTAGCAGAAAGGATACAATATCTTTCTTCTTCTTCATCTACGTCTGCACCATCTAGGATCTCTTTTGCATCTAATAGTTTTGCAATTGTAAGACCTGTAGAATTTACAGCGACTTTCTGTGCTGAAGGTAAAGCAATAGTTGTACCACCTGCTACTCCACCGTATGCATTACCTACTGCTGCTTCAATAATAGCAGTATCCATAGCGCGTCCCATAGCGTTAGCGCCTGCCATTGCATACTCTGATTGTGGAGAAATAAGTAGTCTTACTTTATCCTCTTGATCAATTAGATCTGCCCAGTCGTAATCTTCCATTGACACTCTACGTCTTGAGTGTGGAGTATCCATCCTAGGAGTATCTGCGTGACGTGATGTACGTTTTTGAGCCGCTACCGCACCAATTCTTTCAAAGAAGTGATTTTTACCAGTAACGTTCTCAACTCTTACTGTGTCGCGTAAGCGTGAACCTTTCTGTTGAGCAAGGTGCAACACATTACTTTTATACTGCTCGACAAATGCAGTTGTAATTTGCGTGGACATAATGCCCTCCTATATTATTAAAAAAAATCTAGCGGTCATTATCCTTGCGGGTGTCCTGTCAGTTACGCTGACTAAACGGGTTCAAGTTACCAACTTTGCCTTGCTATTGTCCTTGCGGGTAGCGTTGGCTGACAAGCAGATTTTACCCTGCTTGCCCGTATATTATCATGAATTATATGCTTTATCAAATAATTGTGCCATTTCATTTTGAGCATCTGCATGTTTAGGATCTGTAGGATTCCAATACGGATGACTTTTGTTAGCATTTATTTGATCAATCTTCATCTTAGCATCTAGTGGACTCATTACTAATGAGTTGTTAGTAGTGCCTTGTGCAGAATCTTCAGTAATATCTTTACCAGCATTAGCAAGTAGTCGGATTAGATCTGGATCATTACCGTAACGTCGATCTGCTAATTTTTGTTGTAATGTTTCATTACCATATACACGTAATGCTCGTTGTGCTGCTGTAAGATTCTTTTCGTAATTAGCACCAAACTCTTTGCGTAACATTTCTTCTGTTTCTACGCCCATTGCTTCACCACGCATTACATCTGCTTCTACAGAACTTTGAATTGCTTGTTGTTGCCATTCTACTAATCCTTGCATCTGTTGTGGTGTAAGTCCTAATTTATGCCCTGTTTCTTTAAAAGCATTAATTGAATCGTCTGTGTAATATTGTTCAAACCCTTGTGGTGCAGAAATTTCGTAACCATCTGGCGTTTCTGGTCGTCCCAGTTTGCCGTATAGTTCGTTCATTTCTTCTTCATTTTTAGGCAAAGGTATTCTTGCGCCTAACATTTTCTGTTGATGAACTAGCGTTTTGGCTGCACTTTCTAAATCATTAATATTAGCAAGCGTAGGCTCTGCTCTTAATTCTTCTGATAGTGCTTCTCTCCAATCTTGGTTACCACTACTCTCAACAGGTGCTTGTTCAACATTATCTGTTGCTTCCGTGACCATTTCTTCACTCATAGGTTATTCCTCTTTTTTATTTATCATATTTAAAATGCGTAGATATACTGCTCTTTCCCCTTCTCTACGCGCTGTTTCATGAGAGTCCCCAACTACATATGATTCTCTCATTCCATAAGCACGCTTTAAATCATCTAACACTTTAATACCTGCTGGTGATTCAAAGCAGTCCTTATATTCTCTTCTTAATTTATTGATTGCTGCTGGCATTAGCCTCCCATCATTTCTTGTAGTGCTGCTACATCATCATCAGTCATTGCTTCAGCAGCATTCTGTACTGCTGGCGCTGCCTGACCTACTGACTGGGCTGCCATTTGTGCTTGTTGCATTTGTTGCATTTGTGCTTGTTGTTCTGCCTGTTGCTGACGTTGTTGTTGTACTTCGTCCATACCACGCATAATGTTCTTAGGAACACCAAGTAACTCTGCACGAGATCTAATTGCTGCGTCATGATCAATATTGTCCATGATCTGTGGTGCAACCTGAGCAAGTTGCGCTGCCATCTCATACAATCTTTCTACAGCCGTTGCTTCTTCCATACGTTGTGATCTTGCTAGTGGACCAACATATTCAATATCAATGCTTGTTCCTGCT